CTACCAGACGAAGACAAGAAATAATAAATATATCTGAAGTAAATATACTTAGTCGTGGATAATGGTAACGGTGTCAACGCAGCGATACTGGAAAGATTAGAAAAAGTTGTACAGTCTCTACAGGAAAACTCTGTAAAGATGGGAGAACTTCTTGCTGTTCATAATGAGAAGTTAGATAAGCAAGATCGTATAGACGCAGTATTATTCGAGAAAATCAAACAAGTAGAAGAGAAATTAGATCGTCATGCAACAGATATTAAGAAAGGATGTGAAAGAGATATAATGCTTGTAGACAATCGTTTGAGAGTTATAGAGAAGAAGATGTGGACAATTGCAGGTGCATTAACTATAATCAGTTTTGTAGTGTCTCCTATCGGTCAGAGATTTGTAAGGTCATTGACAGCACCGCAACAATCGAGTATAATACAGGTAAAATAATTATTATGTGATGAGTGACGTTCATTTTAAGAAGCATCGTGTCTTCCGAGAGACGGATGATGTTATCTTTTATGACATATCTGTAGAAGAATCTAATGCATCAGACCTTGTAGTGCATACAGGTCCTGCTATATCGCCACCACCTGACTGTGTGGGTGGTAAGCAGTTTTATATTCATGGGTTTCAAGATGACTATAACAGAGTAGTATCAGGAGAAAGAACTTTTGAGTTAGTCAATACACAATGGAAATATCCATACCACATTGTACACTTGGATGTACACAGTGGTGCATTGATAATACCTCGTGGTACATTTCATAGGTCACAGTCAGGAGAAAATGGTTCGATTGTCATAAACCAAGCAAAGAGATACGACGGATTCAACTCTGACGCAGAGTTCTATCCTGTATCTTGTGCTGAGAATATGGATTTATACAATATTCTGAAAAGAGAAAAACCTGTAATCCATAAGTTAGGTGAGTAATGAGTTTTGTTGATGCAAAATATATTGGATTAGTATCTGTTCGGTTACAAAAATTCAGTAAAAAGAAAGAAGGACTCTATGCTTTTAGGTGTCCTTATTGTGGTGATTCGCAGAAAAACAAGAATAAGACTAGAGGATATATCTATGCTTATAAGAACGATCACAACTTTAAATGTCATAATTGTGGACTCTCAAGAAGTTTTACTAACTTCCTAAAAGACCAAGATGTCGTATTACATGACCAATATGTAATGGAGCGATACAAGTCTGGACTTACAGGAAGAGCAACAAATACACCGAGTCCAGTGATTCCGTCAAGTAAACCTAACTTTGTAAAAAAAGACTTTGACCTTGAAAGAATCTCAGAACTAAATAAATCACACCCTGCAAGAACATATCTTGAAAAACGAAAAATACCAGACAGATGTTTAAGGGAATTATACTATTGTGACAACTTTAAAAAATGGACTAATGATCAGAAGTACACGTTTTCTGATGTAACTAACGATGAACCAAGGATCATTATTCCTCTAAAAAAAGACAGAACCATTTTTGGGTTTCAAGGGAGATCTCTTAGTCCCAAAAATAAACTGCGTTACATCACAATCATGTTAGATGACGAATCACCAAAGATCTATGGACTCGATAGAATTAACAAAACCAAACCAATCTATATCGTCGAAGGACCTTTCGACTCGCTCTTCTTGGATAATGCGGTTGCGATGGCTGGCAGCGATATTGATTGCAGGTCGTTTGGTTGGAGTGATTATATTTGGGTTTATGATAACGAACCTCGTAACAGAGAAATCGTCAACCGACTCACCAAGTCCGTCAATCGAGGAGACAAGGTAGTCATCTGGCCAAAGTCAGTTGAGCAAAAGGACATAAACGATATGTACCTTTCTGGACACAATGTAGTTGACATGGTAAAATTAAACACTTACCAAGGATTAAAAGCAAAAGCAAAACTTATCGGATGGAAAAGAGTATGAGCAACGGAACCAAAGTTCTCAAAAGAAACGGACAAACAGAAAGTCTGAATCTAGATAAAATTCATAAAATAACAGAAGAAGCATGTGAAGGACTCGCAGGAGTCTCTGCTTCACAAGTTGAGATTAACTCAGGAATCCAATTTTATGATGGCATAACAACAGCAGAGATACAGGAGATCCTTGTTAAGTCTGCATCTGATCTAATTGATCTAGACAATCCAAACTACCAGTTTGTTGCTGCTAGATTACTGTTATATGGATTATATAAACAAGTCTTTGGGTCATCATGGAACACAGGTTTCCCTCATATTCTAGATCATCTTCTAGGTGGTGCAGACAAATTGATATATGATAAAGAGTTATCTACTAGATATACTAAGGAAGAATGGGATAAGATTAATAGTTGGATAGATCATGGTCGTGATTATTTGTTCACATATGCTGGTCTTCGTCAGGTAGTTGATAAGTATCTTGTACAAGATAGAAGCACTACTGAACTGTACGAGACTCCACAGTACATGTATATGTTGATTGCAGCAGCAATATTTCAAGAGTACCCACCAGAAACTAGACTCGATTATGTCAAAAGATACTACAACGCAATCTCGAAACACAAAATCAACATTCCCACACCTATCATGGCAGGAGTGCGAACTGCACTTCGACAGTTTGCTAGCTGTGTTCTTGTTGATATTGATGACACCCTCGATAGCATCTTTAGTTCTGATATGGCTATCGGCAAATATGTTGCACAAAGGGCGGGTATCGGCATCAACGCAGGTCGCATCCGTGGCATCAACGCTAAAATCAGGGGCGGAGAAGTTCAACACACAGGTGTTGTACCGTTCCTCAAAAAGTTTGAAAGCACTGTCAGATGCTGCACTCAGAATGGCATTAGAGGTGGATCAGCGACTGTCCACTTCCCCATCTGGCACCAAGAAATAGAAGATATATTAGTTTTAAAGAACAACAAAGGAACAGAAGATAATAGAGTTCGTAAATTAGATTATAGTATTCAACTCAGTAAGATATTTTATGAGAGGTTTTTGGCAGCAGGGGAAATTAGTCTTTTTTCTCCTCATGATGTTCCAGGGTTATATGATAGTTTTGGTTCTGAATCTTTTGATGACCTATACGTGAAGTATGAGAATGACAAATCAATTCCAAGAAAGACAAAGGATGCTCAAACTTTAATTCTTGATCTACTCAAGGAGAGAGCAGAGACAGGTCGTATCTATTTGATGAATATTGACCACTGTAATAGTCATTCATCATTCAAAGATTCAATCTATATGAGTAATCTCTGTCAAGAGATCACTCTACCCACAGATCCGATTCAACATATTGATGGCGAAGGTGAGATAGCATTGTGTATCCTGTCTGCGATTAATGTTGGAAAGATAACAAACCTAGATCAGTTAGAAGAGTTATGTGATTTGTCTGTTCGTTCCTTAGAAGAACTGATTGATTATCAAGAGTATCCTGTCACAGCAGCAGAAATCGCTACAAAGGGTCGTAGGTCTTTGGGTATAGGATTTATTGGTCTTGCTCATTACCTCGCAAAGAACGGGGTTAAGTACAACGATCAAGAGGCATATGATCTTGTTCATAGGTTGTCTGAATCATTCCAATACTATCTTTTGAAGTCATCAAATCAGATTGCAAAAGAGAAAGGTGCATGTGATTATTTCAAAGCAACCAAATATGCTGATGGAATTCTTCCGATTGATACATATAAAACAGATGTAGATGAAATTTCAAATTTAGAATATCAATGTGATTGGGAAAATCTTAGAGAGTCTATCGTGGAACACGGTATTAGGCACTCAACACTGTCCTCACAAATGCCTTCGGAGAGCAGTTCCGTTGTGTCAAATGCCACAAACGGAATTGAACCTCCTAGAGGATACTTGTCCGTTAAAAAATCAAAGAAAGGACCCCTTAAGCAGATTGTTCCGCAGTATGCATCATTGAAAAATAATTATACTTTATTGTGGGATATGCCTGACAATGAAGGGTACATCAAGATTGTTGCTGTTATGCAGAAGTTCTTTGACCAAGGAATCTCTGGTAACTGGAGTTATAATCCAAAACACTATGAGGACAATGAAGTTCCTACAAGTGTAATGGCAAATGACTTCTTAACAACATACAAGTACGGATGGAAAACATCTTACTATCAGAACACTTATGATTTCAAAACTGACGAAGTAGTAGATACTTCAAGTGAATCGCAGGTAGAGTCTGCAAATAAAATGGAAACTTTAGTACAAGAACTATTAAACGCAGAGGAGGAAGCTTGTGAAAGCTGTACAATTTAAAGTATCATCAAAATATCAGAAACCAATGAATGATTTGAAAGGAATGACAGTGTTTAACACCAATGAGGTAAACACTAAGAAACAACCTATGTTTTTTGGGCAACCACTAGGTGTTCAAAGGTATGATAACTTTAAGTATCCACACTTTGAAAACCTAACAAAACAACAGTTAGGATATTTCTGGAGACCAGAAGAGGTGTCTCTACAGAAAGATCGTGGTGACTATCAGACACTACGTCCAGAGCAAAAGCACATCTATACTTCTAACCTTAAGTATCAGATCATGCTTGATTCTGTACAAGGTCGTGCACCTGGAATGGCATTCCTACCATACTGCTCTCTGCCTGAGTTAGAGGCATGTATGGAGTGTTGGTCTTTCATGGAGATGATTCATTCACGTTCATACACGTATGTTATTAAGAATGTATATCCAGACCCATCTGAGGTGTTTGATAAGATTCTAAACGAACCTCGTATCCTAGAACGTGCATCATCAGTTACAGAGTCTTATGACGATTTTATAAATGAAGCACATGAATTTGATACTGGTAACTGGTGGAAAGATGGTATGAGAGACCATTACTCTGGAAAATTAGAAAGAAAAGAATTAAAAAGAAAACTTTATAGGGCAATCGCTAATGTCAACATTTTGGAAGGCATCCGCTTTTATGTATCTTTCGCTTGTAGTTTTGCTTTTGGTGAGCTTAAACTCATGGAAGGGTCTGCGAAAATCATATCGCTTATTGCAAGAGATGAGAATCAGCATCTGGCAATAACTCAATCAATCATTAACAACTGGAGAAAGGGTGATGATCCTGAGATGATTGAAATCATGAAGGAAGAAGAAGAGTGGACATACACAATGTTCAAGAGAGCAGTTGATGAAGAGAAGAGATGGGCAGACTACTTGTTCAAGGATGGTTCAATGATTGGTTTGAATGATAAACTACTTCAACAGTATGTTGAGTGGATTGCAAACAAGAGAATCAGAGGAATACATTTGAAACCAATTTATGACGTTCCTGTGAGAAGTAATCCATTACCTTGGACAGAGCATTGGATCAGTTCTAAGGGTCTACAGGTTGCTCCACAAGAGACTGAAGTTGAGTCATATATAGTTGGAGGTATCAAACAGGATGTCAAAAAAGATTCATTCGCAGGATTCAAACTCTGATATTGAATGGGATATGAATGCCCTATATGATTCTTTTCGTGATGCTGCTGATAACTATGAAAAAGTTATGAAACAACTCGAAGATGAAAGCACAGAGTGCGAAAGCAAAGGGTAGAAGATTACAGCAATGGGTTCGTAATCAACTCATAGAACAACTCGATGTTCATCCAGAGGACATCGAGTCTCGTAGTATGGGTGCAGGTGGTGAGGATCTGATTATGGCCCGTGCTGCTAGACAAAAGTTTCCTTATAGTATCGAATGTAAGAACGTAGAGAAACTGAATATCTGGGAAGCATATTCACAGGCAACCGCAAACTCAGGTAATTATGAACCGATATGTGTAATCAAAAAGAACAATGTAAAACCACTTGTTGTTCTTGATGCCGAATATTTTATTGATCTTTGTTCTAAATTGAAAGATGATAACTAACTTTATTTCTCGTTACGAGAAAGCATTTACTCGACAGGAGTGTAGAGATATAATAGAAGAGATAGAATTTTTTAATTCTAATTCATTACTGTTTGATCAGAATGCAAAGGAACCACATTTACAAGATCAAAAAGCAATCAATCCTACTGTAGATTTGTGTATAGATCTTACTACAGCAGCAAGAGTAACTAAGAAGATATTCCCAAAGATTAAACCCTGTATTGATGAGTATTTAAAAACTTATTCTATTCTCGGATCTAGAAAATTTATGATCTATGATTGTAAAATTAAAAAGATACCAGAGGGTGCTGGATTTCACTCTTGGCATTATGAAAATGGTAGTTCAACAAATGCAAGACGAACATTTGTTGTTCAAACTTATCTGAATGATGATTTTGATGCAGGAGAAACAGAATTTTTATATCAAGGAGTAAGAGAAAGACCATCTACAGGAGATGTATTGATATTTCCTTGTCAGTTTACTCACGTTCATAGAGGTAATCCACCATTAGGAGGAACAAAATATCTTGCTACGAGTTGGGGTTGGATTGCAGACTAAATGGAAACTTTACAAATAACTTTATATGCAAATCCATTTCCTTTGATGGTAGTAGAGAATTTTTATAATGAAGAAGAATTAAATTTAATTTGGGAAGAGTTAAATTTTTATACTAAACCAGGAAAACTTTTAAATGCAGAGGGATATGGCGGTATCGTAGATTATACAAATGCAAAGGCATTACTTTTAGACGAGATTTATACTAAACAATATCGAAATGTATCGAATATATTGACTATGAATCGTAAGTTATTTAAATGTGGTGTATTGAAAAAATTCTCTGAAATACATGGTTGTTGTAGCATTGCAAATGAATCGAATCATGACATTACAAAAGTTAGATATTATCACGACAAAGAATATTACGATCCACATACTGATAAAGGATTTCAATTCTTAGCGTTTTCTTATTTCTACAAAGAACCTAAAAAATTTACTGGTGGTGATTTAATATTTCCCAAATATGATTTTAAAATACCTTGCGAAAATAATACTGTAGTTGTATTTCCAGGTTGGGTAGAACATGGAGTCCGAAAAGTTAGTATAGAAAATTCAGATTACTTTGATGGTTGGGGTAGATATTGTATTTCTAGTTTCTTTGGAGTCAAACCAAGACAGATAAGT